TTTGCAACTGGACTTGCTGGTTCGTACTCGTTATGATCATTTGGGCTGCCTGCCATATCAACACCAAATCTATACATATCATAATACGTATGATTGCCAGGATATGTATGCATTCCTTTTATTGAAGACTTAAAATTGTCATGCATTTTTCCAGACTTTTTAGTGTTGCTGGCGTTTTGTGTAGCATCATTATTACCAGCGTCTGCTTCGGTAATGATTTCTAAAATTTTCATATACCGTACCTGTTACGTTTTTTATTAGCAACTGGACTAACTTTATGTACATCATCTGTTTCTTTAGATTTTTTTGATGCAACAGATGATCTGCTAACGCCCATTTGTTTTGCAGCTGAATTTAATATTTCTTCATCGCCACTAGTGAATGACAATGTCATAAAATCTCCACCGTTTGGACCTTTTTTATCAGTTTTAAAATCAGGCGCCCCTGCCAGTGCAATACCAAATCTATAAGCATCGTATGGATTATTGTTGTTATTTAATGCAGGCCATACATCTAACCCAGATGCTGCATCTTTTGAGGATTGACGTAGTTTACCTTCACGGATTAAACTACGTTTCATTTCATTTACCGCAATCTCAAATTTTCGTATATCTTCAGTTGTATATCGTTTCATTATTCATTCCGTTGTACATTCATTCCCTCTCTAGTAGCTTCATATAAGGTTTTACCACACACTGTAATATCTTCACTTACACCAGTTATTAGTTGGAAATTAATCTTGTCACCTATTTTAGCGTATTCACGTGCTAATGTACCACTAGCGTTATTAGTTTCATCTTTACGATCTCCACTGCTAACAAATTTTAATACTACATGTTCTCTACCGTTTGGGCCGCGAGCATAATCAGTTGTGCGAGATGGACCACTATTCCAATTGTTAAGTGCAGTTTCTAAACTTCTAGTATTGTTTCCTAGTCTATCACTGCCTGCAACAAAAGTCATGTGTCGGTATCCTCTATCATACAACCAGCATGCAGCTTGCCATGGATCTCTAACATATTCAGTTACCATAAAGTTAGAATAATCAGGATAAATTTTTTTAATAAATTCGGTTTTAACATCGTACTCTAATGGATCACTTTTAGGGTCATGTTTATTACTTGCAAAAATATATGCATGTTCTTTTCCAAGTGCTACCGTTTGTTGTATAACTTTCTTATGTCCAACTGTAGGAGGATTCATTCTACCAAAGCAAAAAGTTGCCATTGGCATGTTACTTTTTTCTTTAATTTCCTCTGCAGAAACTTTGTATTTAGAAAAGTTAGCACGACTAAATTCTAATCGATTAACAATTTTTATTTTGTTAACACCGGCCCCGCACACATAGCCTTCGTGACTTATAATACTATTTATTACAGGTTGTACAGCACTGTACAGTTGATGGACATCTATCTGACGTTTAATATCTAATTTAAGATTATAAATTGCACTCCATATTTCCCATAATCCTACAATACCAATATAAATGTCGTTGCGTAAGTTTCCATTTGGAGAAAACAGTTTAGTGCGAGCAGATTGAGTAAATCTAGGTGTTGCAAATTCAATAAATCTTAAAACTATATTAGTTTCTATATTACCAGACTCAATCATACTAGAAATAAATGGACCTATTGCAGTAATTACACATTTACATTTTAACTCTGTTAATTTAGCAATAAACGCGTCTACAGCGTTACTGTGTGTTGTTATTGCGTGTTGTGCAGTTAATAATAATGCGTTGTTTATACTAATAATTGGTTTAGTTGTCATATCAGTTGCAATAAACGTAATATCTTTACATTCTGAAAATCCGTTAAATCCAGTAATAGGCTCGTCTTCTGCAGTTAATCCTGGAAAAAAGGTATGGACTGCAATTCCTCCTACACTGTTAGAAATTGATCGTCCTAGGTCGCTGTTATGTTTAACCTGATACTCAACAGTGTTAGGTTTAAAGACAAATGAATTAGTATTACTAGAAGGAATCCCAGCCCATAACAAGTCGCCCATATAATAAGTATCAGTTACGTTTGGGATAATTCTTTCTAATGCAGGGCGTAAGATATCTTCTTTGTCCCATAGGTCACTACGATTAACGTTACGAGCATTATCGTAATCTCTAATAGTAGTAAAGTTGAGTTTGCCAGCGGCGATTTGTTTGAACATGTGTTTATCAACAAACACTAGTGTGCCGTTACTGTTGCGACCAAAAACTATAGCAGGAAACCCGTCCCATTTGATAGTTAATGTGTTAGTGTTATAAGAAAGACTAGTTAATTCATTAACTGCTCGATAGGCGCCGTTAGATCCTTCATTAATGATAAGATCTTCAGGATGTGCAATTCCTGCCATGTTATTACCTCTATATAATGTTAAGTGTGGTCGTAAGTACCGTCTTTCATATCTTTAGATACGTCATTAAAGATTTTCTTACAAGATAACTTCCAAATTTTAGTATCTATTTCAGTTGGTAGCTCTCGCATAGGGTATTCTTTAGTATACCGTTTATAACCATCTGCTACTGCAGTTTTAAAAATAGTATATTTAGGGTTGTTACCTGCTTTTTGTTTATCAATAAAGTTATACACTGCAGGTAAAAGGTGCCGGCGATACGCATCGTCGTCGTTGTTTAAAAAGAAAACTAAATCTTCGGTTAAATCAAAATCAATCTCATTACCGTCTTCAGATTGTTTAATAAACTCTTCACTTTTAAAGTGAGCATTTTCAAGTAGATCTTTAATACGCATAGTTAATCCCGTGTTATTAGTATATTTATACTTAATGCACTATCCGGTCAACTGTAAGTTTTATACCTGCAAGTTGCATTTTACACATGAGCAACATATTTTCACCGGTTACGTAAAAATGCCCGCCGCCGTAACTAGCTTGCTGCAACAACATTTCTCTACAGCCGTTAGTAACTCGTAATTTGTTAATAGCATCTGCCCATTCTAAGAAATCTAAATACTGTTTCTCAGTTCTGCCAATAGTAACACGAAATTCGTAGTTCATTGTTGGCATGTAAACTGTACCTGCTGTTAAATTAGCAGGCGGCATACTAATACTGCGAACTTTATCTACATTAATATCACGTAGTCTAATAATGTTGCTATATTCATTAGTGTAAATTGTAACTGTAGGAAATTCAACTCGAGTACTGTAGTCATCCATATCTGCTAGTTTGTTATAAATCTCCATAGTATATGCTAGATCTAACGGTGATCGCCATGTGTTATTAGTGTTAAGTAACTTTTCTTCACGATTAATTCTATTAAAATATGCATTACTATCAGGACCTCTAAATACATGACTAAATGCGCATACCAGCACAATATTGTACTGGTATTTGCCTTTGTATAATTTTTTAGTAGTATTAATCTGCATCTTCAACACTAAATACACTAGTAAGTACTTCTTTAGCAGTAAGTAGTGGTACTTTAGCTAACTTAGGTTTAGCAACAAGTGAAATGTTATCATCTACTACTGTAACAGTTAGCCACCCGCCAGTTTTAAGATCACCAAATAACATCATTTTAGCAAGATCACGTTTGATCTCTTTATCAATAATGCGATGTAGTGGTCTAGCACCCATTTTAGGATCAAAACCTTTTTCTAACAACCAATTAGTTGCAAACTTATCAATCTTAATACGAATACCTTTGTCTTTAACCTGATCACGTACTTCATCAATGAACTTGTTAATAACTTTTACCATTGAATCTTTACTTAACTTGTTAAATGTAATAACACCATCTAATCTGTTACGGAATTCAGGCGATAGGAATTTCTTAAGATCTGCATCTGAATAGTCTTTTTCTTGAGCACCAAAACCAATTTGATTCTTTTCTGCAGTTTGAGCGCCGGCATTAGTAGTTAAAATTAATACAATGTGACGACAATCGGCTTGTTTACCATTTGACCCTGTAATAAACCCGTTGTCCATCATTTGTAATAATACAGTAGATACGTCAGGATGCGATTTTTCAATCTCGTCAAACAATAGTACAGCATTAGGATTCTCTTGAATTTGTGTAATCAAAAGACCTGCATTATCTTCAAATCCTACATAACCAGGAGGACTACCAATCAGTTTACTAATACTGTGTTTCTCTTGATATTCTGACATATCAAATCGTAATAATTTAGTATTTAAATGTTTAGCAAGTGCCTTAGCAGTCTCAGTTTTACCGCAACCGGTAGGCCCCATAAATACAAAGCTGCCAATTGGTTTATTTTCTGATTTTAAACCTGCTTGTGCAACCATAATTTTATCAACAATTTCAGTTAACGCAGTATCTTGACCAAATACCTCAGCTTCAAGTTTTTCTTGTAGGGTAATTAGCGAACTAGTTTCAGTTTGCATAATTTGTTCAACTGGCATGTTAACCATTTTAGCTAATTCAAACTGAATATCAGCTTCAGTAACTACCCGTTGATCAGCAATTTTTAAGTTAAATCGTGAACACGCACAGTCAATTAAGTCAATTGCTTTATCAGGTAATTTTTTATCTGCTTGATATTTTACAGATAATTTAATTGACGCTTGCAATGCCTCGTCCTTAATTTTAAGTTTGTGATGTCCTTCGTAATATTTCTTAATACCTTTAAGAATTTGTAAAGTCATTTCTTGAGTAGGTTCATCAACTGTAATACGTTGGAATCTGCGCATCAATGCCCGATCTTTCTCAAAGTGTTTACGATACTCGTCCCATGTAGTTGATGCAATAACTTTAATGTTGCCTTTGCTTAATGCAGGTTTCATCATATTTGCTAAGTCGTTTGATGAACTACCTGATGCACCTGCGCCACTGATCATGTGTGCTTCATCAATAAACAATACGCATTTACCAAGTCTTTGTAATGATTTAATTACTTGTTTAAAACGTTCTTCAAAATCACCTCGGTATTTAGAACCTGCTAACATTGCAGCAATGTCTAAATTATACACAGTATAATCTATAAGGAACTCAGGAACTGATCCATTTACAATATTAAATGCAAGCCCTTCAGCAATTGCAGTTTTACCTACGCCCGGATCACCTACCATAATAACATTGTTTTTACTGCGACGTCCGAGTGCTAGTGCGATGTGTTCTAATTCATCTACACGGCCAATAACAGGATCAATTTTACTATTCTTAACTTCCTCGTTTAAATTAGTAGTATACGCCTGTAACGCTTTGTGTGTTTGTGAATTAGGTTTAGCTGCACCTGCAGGTGTATCTTCATCTAACGTAACATTTTGAACGTATTCGGCATATTTCTCTTTAGTAATGTTTACTTGTGCTACATAATAAAACGCCCAAGATCGTTTTTCTCCCAACATAGCTAAAAAGAAGTCAGCTGGTTCAATACGTGTGCCACCGTTAAACAACACTTGCGTAAATGCGCGATTTAATGAGCGTTCAACTGCTTGTGTTTTCTTAGGTTTAACGACTACATCAACTGTAGTAATTTCGTGACATTTTGATTGCAAATGGTCAAGAACTACATTTTTTAAAAATAAAGTGTCAGCACCAAAATGGTCTAGTGAGTCAGTAAATGCTTTATCCTCCATGAGCATTGCGAACAATACATGCTCAAGTGTTACATACTCGTGATGCATATTTTTTGCAGACGAGATAGCTTTATCAAAAATTGCTTGTAAATTTTCGCTTGGTTCAACCATAATAAGTTCCTTGTGTAGTTGTTAATAAATTTATATTATACACTATTACAATTAAAAGTCAATTTATTTGACTGTTTAATATTTTTAATTGTGAAATTAATGAAGGATCAGTAATTGCAGGAACTTTAATATTAATAATTGTAATAAATTGTCCAACTTGTTTACTATGTAAATTAGTAAAACCGGAACCGTTTGCAAATTTTGTTCCTGTTTCTACTCCAGGTCTAATTGTTAAGTCAATAGTTCCTCCGGTGATAGTGTTAACCGGTTTAATACATCCAATCATTGCTTCAATTGGATTAATATCTAATGTAGTATATAAATCATTACCTTCACGTCTAAAGTTACGATCTGGCAGTACATGAATAGTAACATTAAGATTTCCTCGAGGAATACCGGAGATAGAATCGTCACCTAATCCGTTATATCGGATAGCGTCTCCGTGATCAATGCCTGCAGGTACGTTTATAGAAACGGTTTGAGGTCTACCACTGGGTAAATTAAATGTTGCATCTACTTGTTTACCGTTAAATGATTCAACTAATGTTACTTGCACTTGTAGATTTAAATCTTTATTACGTTGTTGTTGTCTAAACCCATTTCCAAACATATTTGTAAAATGCGCATGCTGTCCAAATACATCATTCATATCAAAATGGAAATGTTGTCCTCCTCCAAATCCACTAAATTGGTGTCCATTTTGTTGCATGTCATATTCTTGACGTTTTTGTGGATCACTTAACGTATCATACGCTACTGAAATATCTTTAAACGTTGCCTGGTTTCCGCCTTTGTCAGGGTGGTGTTTGTTTGCTAACGAACGATATGCTTTTTTAATATCGTCTTGTGATGCGTCGTTGGACACACCTAATTTTGAATAAAAGTCTGTCATGGTTAATTTCTCATAAAAAAGGTCAGTTTGTATAGTAATTATACTATACAAGACCTGACCTGTCAATATTTTGATTACTT